GCTATGAAAAATATTGTTATGTTAGCTATTAACCATACTTACCAAGAGATTGGCTTGTTTCCAAAAGCTATCGTATCAGGCGGCACTGGCATTTATTATTCAGCTAATAACATTTGGATTCTTGGACGTAGACAAAACAAAACAGGCACTGAAGTAATGGGCTACGATTTTGTAATCAACGTGGAAAAATCTCGTTATGTAAAAGAAAAATCAAAAATTCCTATTCGAGTGTCGTGGGATGGTGGAGTTCAAACTTATTCTGGTTTACTTGAAGTGGCTATAGCCGGCGGGTACGCTCGTAAGCCATCTAACGGTTGGTACGAATCTTGTGACCCAGCAACAGGAGAAATCTTGATTGAAGGTAAAGTGCGTGAGACTGGCACTCTTGAAAAACAATTCTGGGATCCAATCTTTGAGCGTACTGACTTTAAAGAATTTATTAAGCGCCAATATATGATTGGTTATGGCAAAGCAGATGTGGAGATCGATTTTGAAACAGAATGAAGACTTTGAATTAATACCATCAGATGACAAAGACTGGTGGAATGTTAGAATTTTAAAAGGACACTACACAGAAACAGTCATTAGATTCGGATCAATTGCAGAAGTCAAAGATAAAGATGAATTGAATTTTAGCTTTGAAATTGTATCTAGTCCAATAGAAGGTTTAGTTGAAGATGATTGTGCTGAATTAGTTGGCGAGGTCTTATATGAATGCATGGTGTACGCAGTAGACGCGTCAATAGAAAAAGCTGAAAAAGAAAGAGCTGATTTCGAAAGTAAGACTTACTAAAGCTTAGGAAATAAATATGAGTCAAAACTATATTTTTACAAGTGAAAGCGTCAGTGAAGGTCATCCCGATAAAGTAGCAGATCAGATATCTGACGCACTTGTTGATGCTGGTTTACGCGCTGGCGACGAAACTACTAGAGTGGCAATCGAGACACTTGTGACTACCAACCACGTCACGTTGGCTGGTGAAGTAAAAAACTTCAACGTAAGTAAAGACGAAGTTGAAGCAATTGTTCGCAATAAAGTCAAAGAAATCGGTTATGAGCAAGAAGGTTTTCATTGGAATAAATTGAAAATCTATAACGAAGTTCATTCGCAAAGTGCTGATATTGGACTGGGTACAGACGACTTTGGTGCTGGCGATCAAGGCATTATGTTTGGCTATGCATGTAACCATACAGAAAGTATGATGCCAGCGCCTATTCACTACAGCCATGAGATTCTAAAAGAACTAAAAGAACTGCGTAAACTAGACAATGTATTAGGACCAGATGCTAAATCTCAAGTTAGTGTGGAGTATCAAGGCGCAAGACGTGAAGGCATCGTAAAACGCATCGACCAAGTTGTTATCAGTACACAGCACGCTGTCGATGAAATTTACACAGCTAGAGTACTTGCAAAAGAGGCAGGTCGCCTAGCGCTTGGAGATTTAATTGATGACGACACTATATGGCATCTTAATCCTACAGGTAATTTTGTCATCGGTGGTCCTGACGGTGATGCGGGTGTCACAGGAAGAAAGATTATCGTGGACACTTATGGCGGTTTTGCCCCTCATGGTGGCGGTGCTTTTAGTGGCAAAGATCCTACTAAAGTAGATCGTAGTGCGGCTTATATGGCACGTTGGCTTGCTAAGAATGTAGTAGCAGATGAAATGGCAGACTGGTGTAACATTCAATTATCGTACGCTATTGGTGTTAAACAACCTACAAGTATTCTTGTCGACAGTAACGGGCACAATAGTAGTATTCAAAAATTTATTCGTGATGAGATTGACTTAAGTCCTAAAGGAATTATTGATCGGTTTGACCTATTCAACTTTACTGCGTATTCTGAGAACTGCACCTATGGCCACTTCGGTGACAAAGATGTTCCATGGGAAAAAATTGGTTGGAAAAGTACATGAAAAAAATTCCTATGAAAGGCGGAGATGAATTTGACGCTCTTAGTAAAAAATCACGTAAGTTTTACATATGGAGCAGAGGCCAGATTAAGAAGATTAAACGTGGCTACAACAAACGATTCCGCAAAGAAAGTAAAAAAATAGATGAGTAGTTTCATAGCAGCAATGGATCACAGCGGTGGTTCTACTAATAAAACACTAGAGCGATACGGCTTACATGATTTTGATGAAGACCAAAAGTTTGACCTGATTCACGCTATGCGCATGCGGATTGTTAATTCACCAGCTTTTAATAGTAATAATATTTGGGCCGCAATTTTATTTAAAGATACAGTAGACCGCGGTATGGTACCTCTTCTTTTGAAGAAAGAAATTGCATCCTTTCTTAAAATAGATAGCGGCATTCTTTTTAATGGTATGCTTAAACAATTTGACGTGCATTCGATGATAAAATTTGCTAAAGATAGCAATTGTGTTGGTACTAAGATGAGGAGTCTTATACACTTTAAAGAAAGCATTCCTGCTCTTTTAAAAGAGCAATTTGATTTAGCATCGATCATATTTAAAAATGGCCTTATTCCTATTGTTGAACCAGAGGTACCAATCAACCACTCGAATAAAAAAGAACTAGAAGCAATACTTTTTCAAGAATTGCAAAAGTGCCTTAGTGAATTTGACGGTAAATGTATTTTAAAGTTGACTCCTCCAGAGCAACCTAATTTGTATCAAGAGTTTACTGAATATCATAAAGTAGCAAAGGTTGTCTTTTTATCAGGCGGATACAGTACTGACGAAGCGTGCCGTAGATTACAAGCACACTCTAAAGTTTCAGCTAGCTTTAGTAGAGCATTGACTGAAGGCTTAAACTTTGATATGTCAGACGATGTGTTTAACGCTTTATTATCTAGTCATATTAAAATGATTGAAAGAGTATCTTCACAATGAGAATAATAGCAGGACCATGCCAACACGAATCTTTAGATCATTCATTAGATATTGCTGGCCATTGCGCTGATGTTTGTTCTAAATACGATGTTGAGTTTATATTTAAAGCTAGTTTCGATAAAGCAAATAGAACCAATATAGAAAGTGAACGTGGTGTTGGTCTTGACGAAACTTTAATAGATTTTATGCAAATTAAAAAACTTGGCTTTAAAATTCTTACTGACGTGCACACTGTAGGTCAAATTAATAGATGTAAAGGAGTTGTAGACGTATTACAAATTCCTGCTTTTTTATGCCGCCAAACTGATTTAATTCTTGAAGCTTGCAAAAGCGATTGTGTTGTAAATATTAAAAAAGGTCAGTTTATTGCACCATGGGATATAGAAGGAATCTTAAGCAAATGCGAAGAAGCTAAAGAAGTATGGATTACAGAAAGAGGAACTAGCTTTGGATATAACAATCTTGTGGTCGATTTCAATGGCATTCAGTACATGCTTAATAACTATAATATACCGATCGTATTTGATGCGACACACTCATGTCAAAAACCTGGCGGACTCGGCCTCGCATCTGGTGGTAATCGTGATTACGTTCCAGGTCTTACTCGTGCTGCGGCTGCTTTGGGAGTTAGCAGTTTTTTCTTAGAAGTACATCCAGATCCTGATAACGCTCCAAGCGATGGTCCAAACATGTTACATATAAATGATTTTGAAAGGTGCGTAGATGACATCGTCAGCTATTCTTATTCCAGCTAGATATGATTCATCTAGATTTCCAGGAAAACCATTAACTAAATTAGATGGTAAAACAATGATAGAGCGAGTGTACGAAGCGTGCGCTGCCACTGGTTACGACACTTACGTTCTCACTGATGATATGAGAATCGCTAGTTTATTTGACGATAATATTTGTAGATTAGATACTGGTGACTATAAGAATGGAACTGAAAGATGTTCTGGCGCTTTATCTTTAATAAAAAAATACGAGCGCTACGTGAATGTACAAGGAGATATGCCTGACGTTACATCTGAAATGATTGAAGCATGTTTGGATCCATTAGGATTTTTTCACGTTTCTACTGTCTATACTAACATGCCAAAAGAGCTACAAGAAGATCCTAATACCGTAAAATTAATTAGATTTGAAAATAGAGCTCTATGGTTTGGTAGAGGATTCACTGGTTATGGAGATTGGCATTTAGGCGTTTATGGATATCAAAGAGATTACTTAGCTAAATATTGGTCTTACATGAAATCCATTGAAGAAAAAGCTGAAAATTTAGAACAACTGAGATGGATAAAAAACGGTGTACATATCGGCGTAAATAGTGTACAATATACAGGAGTAGAGATAAATACTCCCGAGGACGCAATTAAATGGAACAGCCAATGAAACTACACGATCTTGAACAACCAATTATGGACTGCTGGCATGTATGTAATGACATCGAGACAGTGTTCAGACAGATAGGCGACGGAGAACGTGAGCCTACACACGATGAAATGATGAACGCACTGATGGGCATGCAGCAATTGTACCAATGGAAGTTCGAACAGTTGTTCTTTATGTATGAGCAGGTAATAAAATCACAGCGAGGAGAATTGGAATGATAGCAGGTAAAGTATGGGGAAATACGGAACTGATTGAGGCCAACGGAGCTCTTGAGTTTCATCGAATTGAAATGAACAAGGGTGGTGTGTGTTCTAAACATCTTCATGAGTTTAAATGGAATGGCTTTTATGTTGAATCAGGACGGATGCTTATCAGGGTCTGGCAAAAAGACTATGATCTTGTCGATGAAACTATTCTTGAGATTGGTCAGTACACTAAAGTAAAGCCTGGAGTGTACCATCAGTTTGAATGTCTTGAGGATGGTGTTGCATTTGAATTGTATTGGGCTGAATTTAATCACACAGATATTAAACGCGAGACAGTAGGACACAAATGAATAATAAAATAGAACAAACTATACTTCGTAATCTACTCACAGATGACGAATATATGCGGCGTGTTTTACCGTTTATTAAGCCAGAATATTTTGAAGGTCCATACCGAACTCTATTTAAAGAAGCTGGTAAGTACGTAGCAAAATATAATAAGCTCCCAACTGCAGAATCGTTCATGGTCGAATTAAACAATTCGACTCTAAGTGGTGACGCGTATAGCGCTGCATGCGATATCGCAGAAACATTGTTTATTGGTGATAAAGTCGATGAGCAATGGTTACTCAATAACACTGAAAAATGGTGTCAAGATCGAGCAATTTATAACGCTGTTATGGAGTCTATAACCATTATCGATGGTAAGCACCAAGATCTTACAAAAAATGCTTTGCCACAGCTTTTATCTGATGCTCTTGCTGTTACTTTTGACGCCTCTGTAGGCCACGACTATATTGAAGATGTTGAAGCTCGCTATGAATTTTATCACGCAGAAGAAGATCGAATTCCTTTTGACATAGATTATTTTAATAAGATCACAAAAAACGGTGTACCAAACAAAACTCTTAACATTGCTCTTGCTGGTACTGGTGTTGGTAAATCTTTGTTTATGTGCCATGTTGCAGCTGGTGCATTGACTGAAAATAGAAACGTTTTGTACATTACTATGGAAATGGCTGAACAGAGAATTGCTGAACGCATTGATGCTAACTTATTAAATGTGCCTATTGATCAGCTTGATAAAATGTCAAAGGATATGTTTTCAAGTAAAGTTAAAGCTTTAAGCACAAAAACAAATGGTAAACTTATCATTAAAGAGTATCCAACAGGCTCAGCTCACGCAGGCCATTTTAGAGCTCTTCTAAACGAACTGAAACTAAAGAAGCAATTTGTACCAGATATTATTTTTATAGATTACTTAAATATCTGCGCTTCATCGAGAATGAAAGGTATGGGCGGTGCAATCAATTCATACAGCTACATTAAAGCAATTGCTGAAGAACTACGTGGTCTTGCGGTCGAGTTCGACGTACCGATCTTCTCTGCAACGCAAACGACTCGTACTGGTTATTCTAACTCGGACGTTGGGCTTGAAGATACAGCCGAGTCTTTTGGATTACCCGCTACAGCAGATTTGATGTTTGCTCTTATCAGTACTGAAGAACTTGATAAGCAAGGCCAAATTATGGTAAAGCAACTTAAAAATCGTTATAACGATCCAACTAATCATAAGCGGTTTGTTGTCGGAATTGATCGAGCTAAAATGAGATTATACGATGTTGATGATTCTCAACAAAACTTAATGGATGACACTCCTGTCTTTGATAAATCTCCAATTGGTAAAAAGTTTGAAGATTTTAAATTGTGATCATTTGATCACTGGCATTTCAAGAAAAATATGGAGTTAAAGTATTTTGACTAAAGTAAGATTAATAAGCTATTCGCAACCAGTACAATCTGCAGCAACTATAATAGGAGTAGAAGATGCTCAAGATCTCATCGCGTATACTGCCCGTGTCTCCAATCCATCAAACCAACACAACAAGAAGACATCTGAAAGACTCTTGTCATACCTTGCAAAGGAAAATCACTGGTCTCCCTTCGAAATGGTCTCAGCCTGTATCGAAATCGAAACCACACGGGACATCGCAAGACAAATCTTGAGGCACCGTTCTTTCTCTTTTCAAGAATTCAGCCAACGTTACGCTGATCCACTAGAAGATTTAAAAATGGTGAAGAGAGAAGCTCGTCTCCAAGATCATAAAAACCGACAAAATTCTATTGAAATCGAGAATGATCCAGGTTTAATAGAAAACGTAAAACACCAAGATCTTATTGCTAACTGGACTAGAAAACAGAGTGCTGTTATTGCACAAGCTGAGAGTGCTTATAAATGGGCTGTTGATAATGGTATTGCTAAAGAACAAGCTAGAGCAGTATTGCCTGAAGGTAACACAATGTCTCGCATCTACATGAATGGTACTATTCGTTCTTGGATGCATTACATTGAATTAAGGTCTGGTAATGGTACTCAAAAAGAACACCGTAAAGTTGCTATAGCCTGCGCTGAAGAATTAGAAACAGTATTCCCAATTATGAATAAATTCATTAAGAAATAACTGTTACAAATTAGTTACAGCTTTCACTAATGAGAACAAAAATGCATTTACAGTGCATTTTTTTGTGTACATTCACCGTTACCTGTGTTAATATTAATATAGGAAAAGGAGATTATATTATGATGAATGCAGTAACAGGAACTACTTACTCTGGCCAAAACGCTGAAAAGCTTTTAACTCTAGGGTTCGATGAAGGTGATCTTTTTGTTACCTTTAAGCAAGCTATATCACTGGAAGGAATTTCAGGTAAAGCACTTAAAGGAATGAAAAAAGCTGCCACACTAGTTCGCTTCGGCAAAGCTACTGAAAAAGATGAAAATGGCAAAGAAGTTAAAAAGCCTATTTACTTTTCAGTTTTTGATCTTAACGATGTTTTATCACGGAAGGCAGTATAATGACTGAACTTTTGACTGATA